TCAGAAATTTACCATACCTTAACCTTACGGATGTTTCTGTAATATATGAACTTTTCGAAAGAACTATGAGTAGTTCATACTATATAGGACTTATGAAGGGTGATGATAAAAAAGAACTTTATAAAGTTCTTGGAGATTTTGAAAAGTATAATCTCACACAACAAATTTCAACATCAATCTCTCTCTTGGAGTTGTTTAAAAAAACACCTCTGAATTATCAAAACTATGAGGCGGTTATGAGATCTATCTCCAACGATGGAACGGGTTTGTATTGGAATCAATTTGTGGAGGATATTTACACCACGAGTTATATTGATGAACAATTGAAAACAAATTCATCGATTTATTCGATTAAATCTTTGGGTAATAACTCTCCTTCTGTTCAAGGAGAACAACCCACAACAAAAAATTTATCAGAGTTTTTGAAGAGTACTGATTCGACAATCAAAGATATTTTGAACACATATCCTTTTGATTATGTAGATTGGTGTAATCAAAATCTAGCCGGTTTTCAGGGAAACAACCTGAATAATTTCTATGATACAACGAAGGTATTAAATTTTTATTTGGATAAAAAAGTTATATCAAACTTTACAGATCCAAAATCTTCAGTCGATATTCGACCATTTACTTATTTTAATTGGACGTTGAATAAGAGTGTTAATGAAACGGGGGATGGTACTTCTATTTTTACGATAAAAACAGCGGAAAATTTAAGAAAATATTTTTTTAACAAATTAGATAATTCCAAGAAAGTTGTATTAGAGGGGTCTTTGAATTATACAAATTACAACAACAAGGTTCTTGCTACTCAAACAACATCTATACTCAACACACCTTATTTTATTAATGCGTTTTCTGAAGGTATTCAGAAGATGAGAGAAAATAATAGTCACCCCCTTAAAGCTGCGGCGTATCTATTTTTAAACTCACTACCCCTATCAACCACTTTAGAAAAATACATAACCAAAAATGAAAGCACACAAGAATATCTAAATTATATTGCATCCACCATTACTAAATTTTCGGGCATACATAAATTACCCTATATGTGGGTTTTGAAGTATGGAAGTATTTGGAATCGTTATAAAACTTTTATAGAGAAAAACGAAGATTTTTTGGATACTTCGTGGACAAATATAGATTACCAAAATCTTTATGACCCGGTCAACGGAGACATTTCAAAAATATATAGTTCATCTACTTTGAGTTATCAAATGGTAACTCAACTCGATACTATTACCGATTTTAGTGTTGGTTTTTATCCGCAACTTGTGGATGACATGATGTATTTGTACTTAGGTAAAAATGTATTCAAAAATTATACAGATTCAGAGTTTCAAAGTGCGATATTTCAAGGGTTGAAAATCAACAAAAACGAAAATTCAAAGTTTTCGCAAGTTAATGGTACAAACAACTTCAACTCCTTGGGGTATTATTCCTATTTTGACCTTTCAACTTTGACAGACCTTCAAGGATTAAATATTGTAGATTATATGTTATTTCCGAGTGTGGGTGGATTGAGATTTAATCAAACATCTTTGGAATATCAAAATGAAGGTACTATTTCTCAATACCTGATATCAAACAATTCCTACTATAATGGAACTGTAAGAATGAGTTGGAATTCTCCGAACTTTGGATATTTCAACACTTCTTCAATTGTTAAGCCAAGACCCGACCAATATATGAAAGTCGTTCAACCGAGTTTGAATGAAGTTCAAGACACATTTACGTTAGGTAATCAATATTCATCAATCGATGAATTATTTGGGGTGTTCGATAAAGAGACATTGGATTTATTTGAAGATATGTTTTTAAAGTTCTGTGAACACCCTCTAAAATATCAAAATCAGAAATTAGGGGAAGGTGATTTTAGAAATATCTTAACCGATAGTTTATCACAAGAAGTCGACAACTTCAAATTCAAAAACTTTGCAGGTGTCTTACAAGAATTTTTCAGAGTAACCCCCGATAATTTGAGTACGGGTACTACTGAACTTTCATACCAATTATCTGATTTACAAGAGGCGAAAATAATAGACCATATCACCAAACTTATGGATCTCGATGTAGTTCTGAAAATTGGCAATTGCGGGAATTACGATCGACAATTATTCAACACTATTTCGGGTAGTAACGGATTTGTACCGATAAATCCGATAAAGTTTTCATCTTATGTACTTAACACTGTACCGACAAGTGGTGGAACCCTCACTTTAGCACAATCCAAAACAAACAATCCTTCGGCTTGGATTGCTCTACAAGAATATGTTGGATTTTCGACCATAGATAAATTAGTATATTCTAATCAAGGTTCGTATATTACTGATTTCTTTCCCACTATGAATATTGAATTCAGTGCGGATAATATCAGAATTTTACACAAGGTCATCAAAGTTTTCGCCAACGAAAAACTCAAAAATAACAACCTTACAAAAACACAATTCCAAACTATTATAACCGATTATATAACGGGATTAAATGAAGACCATAAAAATGTATTGGATTACACATTACAACAAGTAACTAATTCAATACCCACGGTTATCCCCAATCAAACAGAAATACAAACGTCTTTGGATGGTGACGTGGTAAAGAACGATTTGTGGAGATTGTTCAAAGCCTTGGATGAAAAGTGGATATCGGGTGGAAATTATAAAGAAAAAACTTTGTTCGAAGAATTTTTATTTTTTGACAGAAAAAACAGAGACATAGGTCAGTTATTTGTTATCGATGTGTATTCTATAAGAAAATACCTAACAGACAAAAATGAAAAAACATCTCTTATTAATTTTATTAGCGGTATTTTCGAACAAAATAGATTCAACTTCTTTGCGTTACCCTCATATGTGAATTTTTATGGTGTTCAGGAGCCTGGTCTTAACTCAGGTCCGACATTGGGTGGTGATGACATCGCGTCACTGGCTTTTGGAACATTTTTGGAGGTTGACTATCAAGATTCTAAACCAAAATACCTTTGTCAGTTTGTTGGAAAATTAAGTGAACACCTTCAGATAGGTGAAAACTATTATTTCGGTTCTGATGGATTAAGTTTTGACAATCCAACGGAAAATACATTGTTAGATACCAACTTGAACCAAGATGTGGATTTGGGATTGAATAATAAAGTGGTTGCGTTTGCTGTAGATTTTGGTATTCAAAATCAAAATATCTTTACGTCTTTGGCTTTGGATCAGTCACAACACAAAGTCACTGCAGAATCTTTGGATATTTTGATGGGGTTGGCCAATCAATACAATTCTAATAGCGCTTTACCACAACCACAGGGTTTATATGATCTTTATAAGAGTAGAAGTTATACTTGCGATGTTGAATCGATGGGATGTATGTTGATTCAACCTACCATGTATTTCCAACTTAGAAATGTACCTATGTTTTCGGGGGCTTATTTGATATTATCGGTAGAACATGATATTAGAACTGGTGGTGAATTTTCCACAAGATTCAAAGGTACTAAAATTTCAAAATATGAGGACGAAACACCTGAACAACTTATTGCGTCTATTAATCGAAGTTACATAAGTAAAATCAAAGATAGAGTTAAAAAATATAAAAGTGAGGCTGATTTTGTTTTAGCAACAACAGTAAACGATCAGAGTGCTACATCACAACCCACAGGTCCCGCCTCACCCTCTGAGACATGTGAAAGTAAAATCAGTCCTGTTTTCTACAACGTACCGAGAAAAGACGGATCCACAGAATCTACAAACACTATTTCACCTGAAAATTTACTAAAAGAAATTACAGATATTACAGAAGACACAAGAGTTGGGGTAAACGCCTTTATATTCCCCTTCTTATTTTATTATGGAAACAACGTAAATACATATGTTGCAAATAACCTATATAATTTTATTTTGGAGAGTAGTAATAACCAAAAACTTTTGGGTGGTGAGGGATTGAGTTGGGATGAAAATACTTCATATATTGATGGATGTTTGTGTTATCAGTTGGGGGATAAAAGTGTGGTACCTATGGCGACATTTGTTTCATTTAACAAATCTATACGTGCATTTGTTGATTTAAATAAAGTTTGGATTCAAAAATATATGAAAGATCCAACCATTTCAGGTACCACTTATAATATTGAACCAAGTAAAACTATGACTGAGGAAAATAAAGCACAATTATTATCCTCGATACAAAACTGTTGGAAGATATACTATGAAAAAGTAGGAGGTACTGTTACCGAATCACAAAATTCAACAATAAGTGATTGGTTGACTAAATACCTTTCCTTACTTTGAGATATTTATAAATAAAAAAATGACAGCGAAAGAAACATTGGATAGATTTTTAGGACGTAATACGAGAATTACAGAAAGATCTATCGGACCAAACCAAAAAGAAGTTTGTGATTTAGACACAAACGAATGTTACGTAATTTCAGTGAGTGACGGACTTATTGAAAGAGTTGACAATACAAGATTGACGAACAAAAATGTTCAAGTTAAAACCAACGGTGGTATAAAACAATTATTAAACGATTAATTATGTCAGTAGATAAAAGAATTTTAGAAGAAATTAAAAGATATCGTCAGATCAACAAATATATAAATGAACAAGAGTTAGGTGATGAACCTACCCCTGAAGTTGGAGCTGCGGAAACTCCCGCAACACCTGACCTTGGAGCAACACCCGATCTTGCAGCCGCACCTGCAGGTGACACGGCAACACCTATTGATTTGGAGGCGGATCCTGATGTTGAAAAGGTTGGTGACGAAGCGTCTCCATCGGATGATACTGTAACCGCAGATAGTGGAAGTGAGGAGTTAGATATTACCGATTTGGTTAACAAACAAGATGAAATACTCACCAAACAACAGGAAATAACTGATGCTTTAAATTCACAACTCGGTGATTTACAATCTAAACTTGGGGAGATGGATAAGATTCTTCAAAAAGTTGATAGTTTAGAAACTAAGTTTGAAAAATACAGACAAAAAACACCTGAAGAAAAACTACAATTAAGATCATTGGATTCATATCCATTTAATCAGAAGTTGACAGACTTTTTTGATGTCAAACAAGACGAGATGGAGGCATCAGGTAAAAACGAATACGTATTAACCGACGATGAGATAACGGGTTACGATTCTGGTACTATCAAGAATTCATTTAACAAGTTCGACGAGAACTTACCATTGGACAGATATTGATTTTTGAAACATTTTTAACTATGTTTAAGGGGTAAGGAAAATTCCAAACCCCTTTTTTATTTGACAACGATTAGAAAAAAAACTACAATTTGACAAACCTTTAAATCTTTTAAAAAACTATGGCAACATCTTTAGACGCGGTACTGGCTCAGTACGAAAAAAACACCAAACCTACAGGTAATGGAAGTTCAATGAACCGAGAAGATCGGTTGAAAAAGTATTTTACAACAATTCTCCCACAAGGAGAAACAAATGGTCGAAGGAGAATCCGTATCCTCCCCACCCCTGATGGTTCTTCACCTTTTAAAGAAGTGTGGTTCCACGAAGTTCAGGTAAATAAGGAGTGGATGAAACTATATGACCCGGCAAAAAATGACAACGAAGCTTCACCACTTAATGACCTCTATGAGGAACTCATGAGTACAGGTAAGGCTAAAGATAAAGAATTGGCTAACCAATATAAGTCTCGTAAGTTTTACATTGTAAAGGTTATCGATCGTGATAACGAAGAAGATGGTGTAAAGTTTTGGCGATTCAAACACAATTACAAAAACGAAGGTGTTTTGGATAAAATCATTCCGATTTGGCGTGAAAAAGGTGATGTAACTGATCCTAACAAAGGACGTGATTTGATCGTTAGTTTGACTAAATCCAAAGCTCCAAATGGAAAAGAATACACAACCATTCAGTCCATTATGCATGACGACCCGTCCCCACTTCATTCTGACAAATCTATGAGTGAAGAGTGGATGATGGATGGAATGACTTGGTCGGACGTTTATTCCAAAAAACCTATAGAATATTTGGAAGCTATCGCTCGAGGTGAAACACCACGTTGGGACAATGCAACCGGTAAGTATGTCTATGGAGACGAAGGATCGTCTGAATTCGGTGGTGGTGGAAAATCTTCTAACGAAGATAAAGATGATGAACTCGATCCACAACACAACGAACTTCCGTCAGAAGAGTTGCCCTTCTAAAAGAATAAAAAACGATGGCGCAGGTAATATCTGCGCCATTTTTATCTAACAAAAATACTATGGCAATTAAGAAAAAAGATTTCTCGTCAGTAAAGAAAAAATTCTCTACTTCGGCGAAATACAAAGCACAAAAATATCTTGATTTGGGTCAAGAGTTTTTGGATGCAACTGGTCTTCCGGGTCCAGCTCTTGGACATTTGAATATGTTTTTGGGTCACTCTGACACAGGTAAGACCACCGCTCTTGTAAAGTCTGCGGTAAATGCTCAGAGTAAGAATATCCTTCCTGTGTTTATCATCACAGAACAAAAGTGGAGTTTTGATCACGCAAAAATTATGGGATTTCAGTGTGAAGAAGTTGTAGACGAGGAAACAGGTGAATTGGATTGGGATGGATTCTTCCTTATCCGTAATGACTTTGACTACATCGAACAAATTACTGACTACATTAATGAAGTGTTGGACGCTCAAGAAAAAGGGGACATTGATTACGACCTGCTCTTTTTGTGGGATTCTGTTGGATCTGTTCCTTGTAAAATGACCTTCGACGGAAAAGGAGGAAAACAACACAATGCGTCTGTGTTGGCTGATAAAATCGGGATGGGGATTAACCAACGTATCTCAGGAAGTCGTAGGTCAGATAGTAAATACACAAACACTCTCGTGATTGTCAACCAACCTTGGGTTGAACTTCCTGATAATCCTTTCGGACAACCAAAGATCAAAGCTAAGGGTGGTGAGGCGATTTGGTTGAACTCTTCAATCGTTTTCCTTTTTGGAAACCAAAAGAATGCAGGTACGACTAAAATCAGTGCCACTAAAGATGGTCGTAAGGTTAAATTCGCAACCCGTACCAAAATTTCTGTAATGAAAAATCACATCAATGGGTTGGGTTACGAAGATGGAAAAATCTTGGTCACCTCACATGGATTTCTTCATGGTAAAGATGCTGCTGAAGAAAAAAACTCCATCGAAGCTTATAAAAAAGAACACGCTGACTATTGGAAAGATATTCTTGGGTCAGGTGGAGAATACAATTTGGAAGAAGACGTAGAATCTATAAGTGACTTGTTGTGAAGACCCTCCTCGTTGACGGAAACAACCTATTGAAAATTGGATTTCATGGGGTTAAAAACCTATACGCTCAAGACCGACAAGTCGGGGGTATCTTTCACTTTTTGAATACCTTAAGAAAACAACTTACGGAGTACAACTACGACAAAATTTTAGTTTTTTGGGATGGTGAATGGAATTCATTGGAACGTAGAAAGATCTTGGCGGAATACAAGGCGAACAGAGTGAAATCTGACGACTTCGAGGCCGAATCTTTCTACTCTCAAAAACAAAGAATCCAACTTTATTTAGAAGAGTTTTTTGTCCGACAAGTTGAACTCTCTCATTGTGAATCCGACGATCTTATTGCTTTTTATACACAAAGTTGTGGTGATGAGAAAGTGACAATTTATTCGGGAGATAAGGACTTAACACAACTTATGAAGGAAAATGTTTGGGTATATAATCCATTCAAAGGTCTTATTAAATACGGAGATAAAATACAAATAATAAAAGATGTTTTTGTCCCCTCAGATAATATTGCAACCTTCAAAATTTTTTGTGGAGATAAATCAGACAACATCAATGGAGTTCACTTTCTTGGTGAAAAAACTTTGATTAAGTTATTTCCTGATCTCCTCACAAAGAAGATGGAAGTTGAAGATATTTTGGAACAAGCTGAGGAATTATTCAAAGAAAACAAAAACAACAAAACTTTACAAAGTCTTTTGACTGGTAAAACAAAAGATGGTATATTTGACAAAGAACTTTATGAAATCAATCGAAAAATTATCGACCTTCGTAACCCACTTTTAACAGAAGAAGCTAAAGATGAAATTTTGAGTTTGATCAACGAGAGTTTAGACCCCGAGGGTAGGTCATACAAACAAGCTATGAAGATGATGAAAGAAGATGGTCTTTACAACTTCCTACCAAGAGGCGACAATGCGTGGGTGGACTTTATCACCCCTTTTATGAAACTTACAAGAAAAGAAAAACAAACCTTTAAAAAAACAAAAAAATGAAAGAACAAGAATTGAAAAAGTTGGAATTGCTCATCACGTTGAATGACAACTTTGTGGTACAGAGATTTTTTAATGTACGAGATTACCAAGAAAAAGCTGGTCGATCTTTGAATCTTTACTACGAGGTAAACCATATCAAAGAAATCATTCAAGAAGATTTGAAGCGTAAAACATTGGTCTATATGACTGACAACTATTTTCAGATTACAACCGATGAATCTATTATGGAAACATCAAACACAGACGGACCTGAGAACTTTAACATTTATATTAAAGATGGTAATCGGACAATTTGTCATAGTCAGTTTGATGCAAAAGTTTTCCCACCTAAAGTACGTTATACGGTCGATATACGACCACTTTTGAAAGGTGTTCTCCGTAATCTTACTGACATTTTTTCAGACGAAAATTTAATTTATGATTATATGAATTTAGAACTGGCCTAATCGTATTTATAGAAAAATCAGGTAGTTTCATTCATGGCAAATCAGAAAAATTTCGGTTATTTAGGTAATAACTTCCAGCTCCAACTTCTCAATCAAATCGTATTTGATAAGAAGTTTTCGGGGTCTATCATGGAAGTTATTGAACCAACCTATTTCGACAACAAGTATTATGCGATCATCGTTCAGATGGTCAAAGATTATCACACAAAATACGAATCAATACCGAATCTTGCCACCCTTGAACAATTAACTATCTCAGAAATTTCACAAGAACAAGCCCGTAAAGTTATTCTCGACACACTCGAAAATGTGAAGAATGTGACTCAAGAGGGGTATGAGTTTGTACAAGACAAAGCGCTGAAGTTTTGTAAACAACAAGTCATGAAGAAAGTCCTTGAAAGGGCTCAGAAAATTATCGACAAAGGTGATTTCGAAAACTATGACGCGTTGGAAGAAATGGTGAGAGAGGGGTTGCAGGTTGGTAACATGGAACAAGACACAGCAGATGTGTTCAGTGATTTGGATGACGTTCTTGCTGAGGACTACCGTCACCCAATTCCGATGGGAATCCACGGATTGGACAATCTTCTTAACGGAGGTTTGGCTAAAGGTGAAATTGGTGTTATCTTAGCACCTACAGGGGTTGGAAAGACTACGATCCTTACCAAAATTGCTAATAATGCTTTTAACATGGGATTTAACGTCTTACAAATTTTCTTTGAGGACAACCAAAAAATCATTCAGAGAAAGCACTTTACACTTTGGACGGGTCTTGCTAACTCAGAACTACCCGCCCACAAGGATGATGTGATGGATAAAGTCAAAGAGATCAAAGAAAATCAACCTAACAAACTTATGTTGAGAAAACTACCTTCGGATACTCTGAGTATTAGCCATATCAAGAATTATATTCGTAAAATAAAGTCGGAAGGGATCAATATCGATTTAATTGTCGTTGACTACATCGATTGTATCCTACCCGACAAGAGTATGGCGGGTGCTGATGATTGGAAAAGTGAGGGATCGGTAATGAGAAAATTCGAGGCTATGTGTACAGAACTTGATATTGCTGGTTGGACGGCAACTCAAGGTAACAGATCTTCGATTTCCTCTGATGTGGTCACAACAGATCAAATGGGTGGGTCTATCAAGAAGGCTCAAGTTGGTCACGTGATTATCTCAATTGCTAAATCTCTACAACAAAAAGAGATGAACCTCGCAACTATTGCAATCACCAAGTCACGAATCGGTAGGGATGGTATTGTATTTGAGAACTGCAAGTTTAACAATGAGTTGTTGGACATCGACACCGAACAAAGTGTTACCTTCCTTGGACTCGAGGACAAAAAGGAAGAATCGATGAAACAACGTCAAAAGGAGTTAATGGATAGAAGAAGACAACGAGAACAAACAATTTAAAATTTACAAAAAAATGGAAAAAATCTTAACTGAAAACAAGAACCGATTTGTGCTGTTTCCTATCGAACACCACGACATTTGGGACTACTATAAAAAATCTGAATCCGTATTTTGGACGGCTGAAGAAATTGACCTTTCATCCGATCTTATTGATTGGGAAAGACTCAATGATGGAGAAAGACATTTTGTAAAAAATGTGTTGGCTTTCTTTGCGGCATCGGATGGTATTGTCAATGAAAATTTGGCAGAAAACTTTGTAAATGAGGTTCAATACACAGAAGCGAAATTTTTCTATGGTTTCCAAATCATGATGGAAAACATCCACTCGGAAACTTACTCTCTTCTCATTGACACATATATCAAAGACAAAGAGGAACAAAATCATTTGTTCAATGCTATTGATACGATTCCTGCGGTTCAAAAGAAAGCAGAATGGGCACTTAAGTGGATCAAATCACCATCCTTCGCAGAAAGACTTATCGCCTTTGCAGCGGTTGAGGGAATCTTCTTTTCCGGATCATTTTGTTCTATCTTCTGGCTCAAAAAGAGAGGTTTGATGCCAGGATTGTCATTCTCAAATGAACTTATTTCACGAGATGAAGGACTTCATTGTGATTTTGCGGTTCATTTGCACAACAATCATATTGAGAACAAAGTATCTCCCGAAAGAATTAAAGAAATTATTGGTTCGGCTCTTGAGATTGAAAAAGAGTTTATCACCGAATCACTCCCTGTCGATTTGATTGGAATGAACAAAGACCTGATGAAACAATATCTTGAATATGTTGCAGATCGTTTGCTTGTTGATCTTGGGGTTGGAAAAGTTTATAATTCAGAGAATCCCTTTGATTTCATGCAAAACATTGCGATGGAGAATAAAACTAACTTCTTTGAAAAAAGAGTTTCCGATTATTCCAAAGCTGCGGTTGGTGTGAATGAAGGAAAATCATTTTCAATTGACGAAGACTTCTAAAATATTAAAACAATGTATGTAACAAAACGAAACGGAGAAAGGGAACCTGTAAAATTTGATAAGGTAGTTCTTCGCATCAAAAAACAAACTTACGATCTGAATACAGATTACGTAGATCCTATCAATGTATCCAAAAAGGTAATTGCTGGAATTTATGATGGTGTTACAACGGAACAATTGGATAAGCTCGCGGCTGAGACCGCGGCTTCCATGATTCCGATTCACCCTGACTATTCCTATCTCGCTTCGAGAATTGCGATTACTTCACTTTACAAACACGTTCCCAAAGAATTTACTACTGTTGCAAAAAATCTTCATGAGTATGTAAATCCTCAAACGGGTGAAAAGGCGGGTATGATTTCAGACAACATCTATAGTATCATCGAAAAACACGGGAAAGAACTCAATGCTATGATTGTTCATGATCGTGATTTTGAGTTTGATTTCTTTGGATTCAAAACTTTGGAGAAATCTTATCTTTTGAAAATCGATGGAAAAGTTGCAGAAACACCACAACATCTTTATATGAGAGTTGCTGTTGGTATTTGGGGTGAAAATCTTGAGATGGTTCAAAAGACATATGAAATGATGTCACAAGGTTTGTTTACCCACGCAACACCGACACTTTTTAACGCGGGTACCACAAGACCACAACTCTCTTCTTGTTTCCTTTTGGATGTCGATGATGACTCTATTCCGGGTATTTACAAAACACTATCAGACTGTGCATTGATTTCACAATCGGCGGGTGGTATTGGAATTAACATCCACAAGATTCGAGCAAAAGGTTCATATATCAAAGGAACAAACGGAACATCGAACGGGATTATTCCGATGCTCAGGGTGTTTAATGAAACTGCAAGATATGTCGATCAAGGTGGTGGAAAAAGGAAGGGATCTATTGCGGTATATCTTGAACCATGGCACGCTGACATCTTCGAATTCCTCGATTTGAGAAAGAATCATGGTAAGGAAGAACTTCGGGCGAGAGATTTGTTCTTAGCGTTGTGGACTCCTGACCTCTTTATGAAGAGAGTTAATGAGGACGGTGATTGGACATTGTTCTCACCTAACGAAGTTCCCGGTCTTATCGATGCTTATGATGACGAAGATCAACTTAACTTCACAACTTTATATGAAAAGTATGAAAACGAAGGGAAGGGTCTTAAAAAAATCAAAGCTCGTGTTCTTTGGGAGAAGATTCTCGATTCACAGATTGAAACAGGAACACCTTATATGCTTTACAAGGACGCGGCGAACCGTAAATCAAACCAAAAGAATCTTGGAACAATTAAATCGTCAAATCTATGTACCGAAATTCTCGAATATACTGACAAGAATGAAACAGCAGTATGTAATCTCGCATCGATTGCTCTTCCTAAAATGGTTGAAATTCCTACAGGTAAAGTTAGAAGTAGAAACAAGAGATTTAGAACATTTGATTTCGAAAAACTTTATGACGTAACCTATCAAACTACGGTAAATCTAAATAGGGTTATCGACATCAACTACTATCCAACACCTGAAACCAAGTTTTCTAACTTCAACCACCGTCCAATTGGTATTGGAGTTCAAGGATTGGCAGACACTTTTGCAATGTTGGGATTCTCTTTCGAATCGGAAGATGCAAAAAAATTAAATAAGGAAATTTTTGAAACCATCTATTTTGCAGCACTTACCGCATCAAAAGATTTGGCAATGAAAGATGGGTCTTACAGTTCATTCAACGGGTCACCAGCGTCTAAAGGTGTTCTTCAATTTGATATGTGGAATATCAACCAAGAAGAAGATTTGTCAGGAAGATGGAATTGGGAAGAACTCAAAGAATCTATTGTAAAAAATGGTTTGAGAAACTCTCTACTCTTGGCTCCGATGCCAACCGCATCAACCGCACAAATTCTCGGAAATAACGAATGTTTTGAACCATTCACATCCAACCTATACAAAAGAAATACTTTGTCGGGTGAATATGTTGTTATCAACAAACATTTGGTTGAAGACTTGGTCGATCTTGGTCTTTGGAACAATGAAATTAGAGTTAAACTCTTCGCGGAAGAAGGATCCATACAGAATATCAACGAAATTCCAAATCACATCAAAGAAACCTACAAGACGGTATGGGAGATGAAAGGTAAAAATTTGTTGGATATGGCTCGTGACAGAGCAATCTTTATCGATCAGTCGCAATCTTTGAATATGTTTATGAAAGATGTTACACACTCCAAACTATCTTCAGCTCACTTTTATGGGTGGGGGATCGGACTCAAAACTGGTATGTACTATCTTAGAACCAAAGCAAAGGCATCGGCATTGAAAGGGTTGGGTGTTGATATGAATGAAATTAAAATAAATGAAGATTATTTAATTCAAACACCAACAACATCAGTGAGTAATATTACTGATGAAATCACAACAGAAATGATTTCCAAAGTATGTTCTATAGATGACCCCGATTGTTTAACATGTTCAGCATAAAACAAAAAACCCAATTCTTAAGAGTTGGGTTTTTTCATTAGAAATAAATTTCACCTTTAACGTCCACCATTTGTCTTATCTCTTCTTCAGAATATTTTTTTGAAATAGGTGTCTCATACAAATCCAAATCACCACCAACCGATTGAAGATCTCCAAGGGAGGATAAATTAATACAGTCAAACAAATGTAAAGAACCACCAACAGACCGAAGATTTCCAAGGGAAGTTAATTTATAACACAACCTCAAATTCAAATTACCAACAACCGACTTAACATCTCCAAGGGAAGTTAATTTCTCACACGCATACAAACTCAAATCACCACCAACTGATTGAAGATTCCCAAGGGAGGTTATTTTAGTTCCCCCCAAATACAAATCATCATCGAACATAAAAGGTTTTCCTTTCAAAAGACGAAGAAGTTCATTCCAAGCATCGGTCATACCCTCAGCACTTTCCAAATTAACATTAGGAATAAATCTCAAGTTCGGAATCTCAAGAATATATTCATCTTTTGTGTCTTCTTTTAATATCTTTTTAATAAGATCTTTCATCATAAATAAATATAATCTAATGATATTTATGTTTAATGGCAAATGGAAAGACATATGGAATAATATTCCCGTTCAGAGACTCGTTAAAGGGTGATTATTTAGCTTTATCCGAAACTCCTGAATCCGAAATTAGATCAAACTTAATTCATCTACTCTTAACTAGAAAAGGATCTAGATATTTTTTACCTGATTTCGGAACTCGACTCTATGAATATATTTTTGAACCATTGGACGGACCAACCTTTGACGCTATTAGAGCTGAAATACAACAATCCGTTGATACATACATACCCAACCTAAGAATAGATAATATTGAAATAATACCACTTTGGCAAGATACTGAAACATTCGCTAACGGAGAATATATTAGTGATCAACCAGAATATAAAATTTTTGATATTTATAGAACAGCTGGTGAGGGTGTTGACGAATATACTGCCAAAGTAAAAATTTCATTCACAATAACCTCCGACGCATTTGAAACAAAAGATTTTGTAATACTTAATATATAAGATGGCGAATAAAAGAATACCATATACAAGTAGAGATTTTGAATCGGTAAGAGCCGATCTTATAAACTATGTAAGACAATATTACCCTGACGTAATTGATAACTTCAATGATGCGTCAATTTTTTCAGTTTTATTGGATCTTAATGCTGGTATTGCTGATAACCTGAACTATCAAATTGATAGAAGTATACAAGAAACGGTTCTCCAATTTGCCCAACAAAAATCATCAGTATTTAATATTGCTAGAACATATGGATTGAAGATTCCGGGTAATAGACCATCAGTTGCGGTTGCCGATATTTCGATAACAGTACCCGCTTTTGGTGATAAAGAAGACGACAGATATCTTGGTGTTTTAAGAAGGGGAAGTCAATTTATTGGTGGAGGACAAACATTCGAATTAATTTACGACTGTGACTTTGCATCGCCATACAATAGCCAAGGTTTTAATAACCGAACAAAAATACCTAATTTTGATGCAAATAACGTTCTTTTGAATTACACAATTACCAAACGTGAACCTGTAATCAACGGGATAACTAAAGTATTTAAAAAAGTTGTTACACCTGCAGACTCAAGACCATTTTTAAATTTATTTTTACCTGAGAGGAACGTATTAGGTGTGACTTCTGTAATTCAAAAAGACGGAACTAATTACGCTAATATACCACCAAATTCCGAATTCATTTCATCACCTGACAAATGGTATGAAGTTTATGCTTTGGCCGAAGACAGAGTATTTGTTGAAGATCCCACTAAACCGAGTGACAGACCTGGTGTTAAAGTCGGAAAATATATTCAAACTAACAACCGATTCATTACCGAATTTACGCCTGAAGGTTTTTTGAAAATGACATTTGGTGGAGGAACCACGAGTAGTCAAGAACTTCTAAATAGTTTTTCAACTACGGGAGTTCTACCAAATATACAAACACTAAGTAATAATTTTTCATTAGGTGCAACCTTAAAACCAAATACAACTTTATTCATACAGTATAGAGTTGGAGGTGGTAAGAACACAAATTTGGGAACGAATATCATCACTCAAGTTGGAAACATCGATTTCTCAGTTAACGGACCGTCAAGTGTTATCAATTCACAAGTTAAAAATTCATTGAGAGTCACTAACCCTGTAGCCGCCGTAGGAGGTGCCGATAAACCAACATTAGAAGAAGCGAGAAACTTTGTCTCATATAATTTCGCAGCCCAAAAAAGAGCGGTAACTATCAACGATTACAAAACACTTATTGACACCATGCCTGGTCAATATGGTGCACCTGCCAAAGTTAACATTACTGAAGAAGATAATAAAATCAAAATACAAATGTTATCTTACGACGCGGATGGTAAGTTAACACCTATACTTTCGAATACGATAAAACAAAATGTTGCAAATTATTTATCGAACTATCGAATGATAAATGACTATATCTATATTGAAAGTGCTCAAGTCATCGATTTAAAATTCCAAGTTCAGGTAGTGTTGGATGCGGTTCAAAATCAAGGGGAGGTTATAACAAACATAGTGAACACAATTACAACCTATATGGATTCAACCAAACGAGTGATGGGTCAAGACGTTTATGTTGCTGAGTTAACAAGTTTGGTTCAAAATATTGCGGGAG